ACTAGGGCTAGCTCTGCGTTAGACAGAGCAGCCCCAATCTTAATCTTTGTAATAATAGTATTTAACATTGTATCCATCGTGTTCTCCTTATACTAATTCACAACCATTGGCAGTACATGCCATTGAGTGTGATGACTTAGTTGTATCTTCTTTTTCATATTGTGATAGCTTGCTGAAATTAAAGTCAAGCTTGGGATGTAGGTTGTATGTTCTTACATCAATTTCTTCAAACGGAGCCTGAGCATAGATGTGGTCAGACTTAGGTAAGAAGGCGATGCCAGAGATAGAATCAAAGTTATCCCAAACCCATTGACCTACGCTAATGAATTCATCATCAGAGTAGTTAACAGTAATGCTAGGTTTGTGATTGCAGTAATGATCCTGATAGGCTTTCCAGAGTTTAAGATGCTCAAGAGCTGTAAGATCTTTCTGTGTAAGAGATCCTTGTGGGGCTTTCTGAGCAAAGGTAAACACGGCAGTACTATCTGGATTCATTACGCAATCCTCCACATGAAGGCCACTAGATTCCATTAGATGGTATAGGGGATCCTTCTTATCAATACGCACTCTTCTAAAATAGAAATCAGCGTACCGTGGGTGAAGACCACTAGAAGCATCAGCCAAACAAGAGGTTGTTCCTTCTGGCTTAATACATGTAATTGATTTGCTAGGAGAAATGTTAAGCATATCGGCCCATTTAAGGTTGGTAATAGTTGCGAGATCCCGCAGTTTTTCCAACGCATGAGCTAGCTTTGCATACCCCAACTGACCACTGGTTAGTTTGTTATCAAAGATACCAGTCATCGAAACACCGAGCAATCTTTCTTCTTCTGAATTTTTAGCAAAATCATAAGAGAGATAAGGGAAGTGGGTAAACATGCTTTGAATTGTACCAATGATAGTGGCTTGCTCAATCTTACGCTCTAGATCCATAAGTGTATCTGTGGCTTTAACAACAATAGTAGACAGGTTACAAAACTGATTAGGTTTGAGAATAATCTCAGAGCATGGGTTAGTTCCATAGTCTGCCTGTTCTCTACCAGACTTTTTGGCAATAGCGTTCATGGCTTCACGGTTGCAAATGCCGCGCTCTCCTGAGTGGGAGTTATACAATGAAGTCCATTCTTCTAGAAACTGGCCTAGGGATGGCTTGCATGTATAGATGGCTGAGTTGTTGGCAAGAGCGCGGTGGCCTGAGGTTTCCCACCAAGCACCACTCTTGCAAGTAGCCATCTCTCTATCCGAAAGATCACTGAGTGAGATCATTGCTGAGCGGCGTACACCACCTACAATAACCGACTGAGCAATCTTGCAGCAGATATCGTGACACTCTAGGGCAGTTAGCCTACGGCCTTGAGCCTTGTAGAATGTTTGGACTACAAACCGCATGACTTCTTCTAGGGGAGCGGGACCGCTAGCACGACCGCCAAAGGTCTTTAGACGGGTTCCCGAAGGGCGTATCATACTGATGTCCCACTTGGGGTGGATGCCTTCATAAAGGCTCTGCATGAGGTTCTTAAGTGCGTCACACCAACCTTCACGCGAGTCTTCAACTACAAAGATTGAATTAAAATCCTTTGTGATATTCTTGGGAACAACGGGTAGCTGCTCTACACAGCGCCGTTCCACACTGTAGCCTACACCCGTACCACACATGAGAATATACATAAGCTCAGCAAACGACTTATGGCTTGTAATCTCAAGATAGCTGCAGTTGTATAGAGCAGTGTGATCCCGATCCAAAGCTGGGCCTGCGGTCATTAAACCACGCATGCTTGGAAGGACTTCTAGATTTAGAATAGCATCACGGATATCTGGCCGTGTAGCTAGCTGTGGAGTTTTGTTAACAAAGTAATTCCACCAGCGATCCACAGTTTCATCCCAAGTTTCCCGGCGATTAAGCTCGGGAATCCAGCGGGAATATCTTGATATAGCAATAAACTTCTGAAATGTATTCATCTTACTCTCCTGTTGAACCAAAACCACCAGTACCTCGGGCGGTGTTATCAAGCGAATCTACACGGACAATCTTGGGTTGAACAACTGGCATAATTAGCAGCTGAGCAATCCGATCCCCTGCCATTATTTTAACAGGATAAGTATTGGTGTTAGTTAGCAGTGCCATAATTTCTCCACGGTAGTCAGCGTCGATGACACCAACCGCGTTAGAAACAGAGATACCCTTAGCGCCCATGCTAGAACGCCCAATTAATAGACCAACATGGCCCTTGGGGATAGCGATATAAAGACCTAGGGGAACCTTAGTTCGCTCATGTGGTTGCATTACAAAGTCCTTACATGCCTTGACATCCATCCCTGCTGAATCTGGGGTAGCGTAAAACGGGGCATAGTCCCCCACATAGTTCAGGGTAGATTCTACATAGTTAAAGCTATGGGCTGTAAGGGTTGTAGGATTATTAAAAGTATTAGAATTACAATCGTAGGTATTATTCATTAGTGTTCTCCTTGGTTTATGTATCAGTAGCTCCAACTATCAGTAAGCATACACAGAGATAGTTGAATCTTGTTTATTATATTCCCCATTCCGTAGGATTCTAACGCAAATAGCCTGCGATAAAGCGTAGTCTAGCGTATATTTATTACCGTCCTTGTCAGTTTTCTGCTCATAAGTAGCTAAAACTAGGGGCTTCCAGTTCTGTGGTGGAGTGCTGTCCAGTAGGGCAGCGGCTTTCTTTGGCCCCAGTTTCCATACACCGGGTACATTATCGGTAGAATCCCCGGTCAACCACTGGGTATAGAAGTTACGGTCAGCCGTTAGTTCGTCTACTAGGGTAGGCTCTAGTTCCTTGTCGGGGTTCCAATGCCAGCCCGGTACAGTCCGTAGATCCTTGTCTATGGTTACGGCTATAGCCTTGCCCCCGGAAACCATCATACCCATTAGATCGTCCGCCTGGGGCCTTGGGACGGTGATAGGTATTCCAAGGGTACGGAGGTATTCCTCGGCCTCTGGGAGGGCTTCTGGCGTATGCTTCTTGACATCCCGGTGGGCCTTGTACTCAGGCCAGTAGTCCCTACGAAAGTTATCAGACCGTGAGCAAGACAAAGCAATGTATACCTTTTCTACCCCCGGCGGTGTCCACAAAGTAATGTCATGGTTTAGACGCTCTTCCAGATAATCAATGCCTTCTGTTTCTACAAAGAAGGCAGCTCTATAAGCAAGGATATCCCCATCTAGTACAGCAATCTTAGGTCGTTCCATCTTCTTCCTCCTCTGGAAACATCTTAGTTAGTTCATCCAACACCTGTTCTTCTAGGCGTTCAATACACACGGGTCTGTCGTATCTGGTAGCAAGACAAAGCTCACACTCACATAGTGGCTCAAGCATCTTGTTATACATACAGTCAACTATAATAGGAAAGTTATCCTTGATCTTGGTTGCCAGTGCTTTTTCAGTACCAGTGTTTCTAATAATGAAATCATACATGGTAACATAATCCTTATCAGCTTCTTCTGACTTATTAGCCATCTCTTCTGATTCGTGGTTACGCCACTCAGCATCTTGCTCAATAATCTGACGGTTGCCGTGAGTAATAAGAATACGGAAAGCATTAAACCGTGGTGCTAGATTAATTTCGTTTAGGTATCTGCAGTCATCTGCAATGATAACACGCTCAGGTACATCGTCGTTTTCTTCTTGCTGAATCTTGTAAGCTGATTCAATGAACTTGCTTACCCAGTAATCGGGGTTTTCACGACGGCGATCTGAGCCAAGCTTCTGACATAGCTTACGATATTCTTCTGGTTGTTTTTCTTTTGTAATACCCATAGTTTCAACTTCAGACTTAAGGGCTGCAGCAAACGGAAGCATTACTGGTTTATACCCAGCCTTGTAGAATAGCTCAGCAAACAGCTTGGCCGCTGTTGTCTTGCCCACTCTTGCTTTTCCTGACAATAGTAGCATTAGCATTAGTTACCTCCTTTAGTAACAGATGTGGTTCAATAATATTCATAGGAATAGAATATCCGTTATCCCTCAGGATATCAGCGGTAACTTTTCCACAAGTATGGGGTACAGGTTTATTAAAGTAGCGCCCAATCAAATGCCAAAACACACAGCTCTTGATTGTTTCAGTGCGCCAAATAGTTGTATCTAATAGAGGGGAATCTTTATTAATTAACACAGTCTGGATAAACACTGGGTTGCCATACTGTTTCCTAACAATGTCTATAGGGACTATCTTAACACCTCTATAGAGTAAAGCAAAGTAAGCAATTCCCTTGTCGGGATACTCAATGTGTACATGGTTTAAACGAGAGCCTGCTAGGATATACACTAGCCAAGCAATCAACCGTGACCACTTATCTCCACTCTCTAAGTTATAATAAGCAAGCTTTGCCTTAAGTTTCATAGAATATCTTTAGCCCCAAGTATACAGCAAGGGCATGCTCGACCTTAGCACCCTCACTTTTTTCCCAACCGGGCAGCATATAAATAGCATCACACTTTAGGATTGAATTAAGATCGCGGGTCATGCAGTCTTTTAGGTGTTGCTTTGAATCCGTTGCTTGACTAGGATCAAAGCCTTCATCAAGATCCATCTGTGCTGGATTATAAATAAAACCAACAGCAGAACTCCACTTTCTACGGAGCTTTCTGTCAGCCTCCATAAAAGCATCAAAGTTGTGATTAGGGTAGCCCCGCATAGGGCCAGCAATATAAATATCTAGTTGTTGCATAAAGCTCCTTTCAATAGCTCCGGGGGGAATCGAACCCCCACGCCGTAAAGCGGCAGATTTTAAGTCCGCTGCGTCTGCCTGTTCCGCCACGGAGCCGTCCATCAGTGAGTCTCCGACCAGTTAGTACCGATCTTATACTCAGCTGCAATGGGAATACTGATACCTAGACGAACACCAGCATCAGTAGCACACTCTGTTACAAGCTTGCCAATGTTGTCTGCATGCTCTGGACATACAGCATACTGTAGTTCGTCATGTACATACGCCATTTGATAAGCTTTACCTTTGTATAGCTTTTTTAGTTTAGCGTCAGCAAGTACCATCCAATACTTACTTACAATAGCACCGCTACCTTGTAGCAGTGTGTTAAGGGCAGCATGTTCTGACCTAACAGGAACCTTACGCCCATCGGGTAAGGTTACAGTACCAAACTTCAATGCGTTATATCTAACTTCCTCTTGTACTTTAGCAAGTGCGGGAATCTCTTTTTGGAATTTATTCCGTAGCCTAGCGGCCTGATTCACACTGCAGTTAAGAACAAGGGAAATCTTTTTATCACCCGCTCCATAGAGATAAGCATAGATGAATGATTTGGCAAGTGCTCTTGATTCAATGCCTGCAGCTTTCTGATTGTAAGTATGAATATCACCGTTAAGCAATACATCGGCATACTTGCCTTTGTCATACTTGTGCATAAAGTGTGCAAGCATTCTGAGTTCAAGACCTGATAGGTCAGAACCTAGCTGTACAAAACCGTCATATGGAATCCACAATTCTCTTGCACGGTGGTCGCCACTCACTTGTGCAATATTGGGTTCGCTGTGGGTGCATCTACCAGTAGCAGCACCCTGAGCATTTATGTAACCATGAATACGCTTGTCGCGTGAACATGTTGCTCTAGCATTCCAATCTTCTACCATACCCATAAGCTTTACGAGATCAAAATACTTTACCAGCTCTTTAGCTTCTGGGTAATCTAGAGTCGATAGCACAGACTCATCAACCTTTGGGTTACCCTTTTCAGTTTTAGGTGGAACCCAACCATACTTTTCAGTGAGTCGCTGTGCAATCTGTTTACGAGAACCGGGATTGAAGGTTTCAATCTTTGGCTTGAGATCCTTACCAGTCTTCTCAGACTTGCGGTAATGAATCTTATCGGGGAAGATTGTCCTCATCCTATCCTCCAACTCAGCCTTCTCTTGTAGTAGAGAGAAGTAAAGCTCTTCCCCTTTATCGTAGTCATAGCCAAAACCACGGTCAGTCTGCTCCATTAGAATCTCAGATACCAAGTGCTCAAACTTGAAGACCTTAAGATTGTTCTTAGCAAACTCGCGTTGATGCTTGTAGATATCGCAACCAAGCTTTACATCTTGGATACAATACTCAAGCATCTCTTGTGAGAAATTAGACCAGCCTCCATCATAGTCAATCTTGTGATTGCCTAGGTGTTTACCCCAGCACTCTAGAGAGTTGCCGCCTAAGGGGTGATTGTTACGGTCTGGATACATAATCCTTGACACAACCAGTGTATCGAAGTACCCGTGCTTGGGTCGCTTAAGGTTTCCCAGAAGTCTTCTGATTACAGGGATGTCAAAGGATAGTATATTATGACCAATGAGGATGTCGGCTGTGTTTAGGCAGTCAACCAGTTGGTGCATGTTAGACTGAGTGAAAGTCTTGACATCACCAGTGTCTGCGTTGATAACAACAGCGCACCAGATTCGTGAGACTTCCTTAGCTGGCCCCTTGTTAGTCATGGTAACCTCGCCAAGTCCATCAGCTTCAATGTCAAGCACTAGTCTAATCATATTATACCTCCGTGGTTACTGGTTCAAACACTAGCTCTCCATCGTCATTGGAAGCAAACCCTATCTCTGAGAGTCTGCCTGTATTATGATCGTAGTATAGCGCAGTTGCAATCCCGGCTCTACCTGTCAATCTATTCTTAAGAACACGAACGATTGTTGTATTAGCTACACGCTCATCTGAGTTCTGTCGATCACGCTCAAGGGCAACAACTGTGTTGGGAACACTAGCTAGAGCACCTGAGCCTCTTAGATCTTGCAAGGTAATACGATCACCTTCTTCATAAGCCTTGTCAGTTTTCTTGAGCTGAGATACAATATCAATATGTACACCAGTTCTAACTGCAAGTGCTCTGAGTTCTTTCATAAGGTTGTCAATGATGATACGCTCCGAGTTACCACCGTCAACATCCTTATCACTCATTCCCATAAGACCCGCAGCAGCTGCTGTAATATGGTCAAGAATAATTACATCAACCTTAAGTGACACAGCCATGTATTCCATTCTAGCAAGTAGATTGGACATTGCGTTGTTACCTAGGTGGTCGTAGATATAAAAGTTTGTCTTGCCAAGGTGTGTCTTGGCATTATGATATTCTGTATCAGAAAGATTATCAAGGATTGTCATGTTAATTGGGTTCTTACCAAGCTTAACACGCAGCTCATTCATCATGCGAGATGCACGAATAGCACGAACTGGCTTGTTAATAATCAATGAGATCATATCATCCATTGTTTCTTGTGGGGATTCTTCCAACATGATAGCACCGACTGAACGACCTTCGTCAAGGTGGTGCATCATTAGCTCACGCAAGATAGTAGACTTGCCTGAGCCTGTACCTGAAGCCCACAAAGTAATCTCACCCGAACGCTGTCCAATCAAGTACTCAGATAATGTATCAAACGGAAATGGATAAACATGAACAGAATCCAGTTCTTCCATTGTGTTGATAATCTGAGACACATGCAGAATCTCGTCGGGTGAATAAGGTTGCGCTTCCCATAAGGCGGTAACAACAGCCTTGCCGTGGTTGTTAGCTAGACACTCATTAGCATCTTTGAAAGGCAACTTAGCAATCTTACACTTACCGGGTGGCAGGATTTCAGCAACTTCAAGGGCTGCTTTTTGACCGGGATCATCCATGTCAAAACACAAGACAATCTCATTGTATGAATTAACAAACTCAAGATTATCTTTGATAGACTTGACTGCAGACGCTGCCCCGTTGGGTAGGGATACAACAGCCCAAGTATAACCCATAAGTTGAGCAACTGTCAAACAGTCGATCTCACCTTCGGTAATAATTAGTCGCTTGTTGTTACCTTTCCATAGGTGTTGACCAAACAATTCAATACCCTTGGTTTCACCCTTCCAAGCAAACTGCTTGTTAGGCCCACGCAAATGCTGACCTGTTAGTACACCGTCTTTGTAGTAGTTAGCAATCTCAACAGTCTTGCCGTTGACAAGAGCAGTCTGATAGCCATACATACGGCAAGCTTTTTCTTCTACTCTACGATGTGCAAGTTCTACTGTAGACCCAACTATAGGCTTCCAGTCTTTCTTGACAAGCGGTTCTTCTTGCATTGTATGTCCTTTCTTGGGAATGAAATATTTACACTTGAAGCAGTAGTAATTATTTTCATACTCTGCTAAATTATCATTATGTTTATCCTCGCCTTTAGCTTTACACTTGGGGCAGGGATGTTTACCTATGAATGCTGACATGTTTTCCTTTGAATAGTTGAATAATTGTTGCTCTCATCTCATCTCGTTTATCTGTCAGTTTATCGTAAGTCTTTTGATTAGCGTTGTCACTTGTTTCCATACGCCCGATCTTAAAACATATATCAGCGTACTCAAATATAAATATTTCAAATTCACTTGGAGTCACTGGGCTTACCCTTCTTCTTTTTCTTACCGAAAATCTTATCGTAGTTTTCACGATACTTCTTCATATCTACTGGTCTATAGGCATCGCCTTTACCAGCACCACTAGTAATGCTTTTCTTCTTAGCCATTCTGATACTCTCCATTCTCGTTTGAATAAACAATCTTATCAAACACCTGAGCACACCACGGCATACAAAACCTGCATGGCTTTGACATACCGAGTTTACCAGTCTTGCTAATCCTAAAGTTATACAAGACAAGCTTATCAAGCGGAGTCTTGATCTTTCGGAATGCGTCCAACTCTGAATGTAGATATGGGTACATATAACCATACTCTACTGTTTTAGGGTGTGTTTTCCAGTTATTAGTACCAATAGCAACAAGTTGGTTTTTTCTAACAATCAAAGACACATGCGCTTTATCTCTGTCAATTGTTTCAGCAATCTTGTAAGCTAGATGTTCCCACTTATCCATGAGACATCAAAGCCTCCCAACTATGCGGGAACAACTGCTTTGCAAACACAGCTATATCTTCTGCGACTTCCCTAGTCTCAGCTTGGGCATGCTCGTCAGTACGCAGCTTGACCATTCTAGACCAAGCATACAATGAACCAGTCCAGATCCACTCGGTCATAGTAGCCTGTGGAAGGATTGCTCTAGCTTGCTCAGGGCAAACACCCGCAGCAATCATTTCTCTGTATAGATAAAAACAGGACTTAGCCACTTCGTCATAAGCGTGTAACAACACTGTGTTAGTGCTTACAAACTCAGGGCTAGATCCTTGCTTAATAGATCCTTCGGGAGTCTTACGAAATCCCATAGGAGTCCACAGTACAGGGTTGTCTTTAATATAGCGTCTTGATACTTCGTTCCATGCAAACCCTACCTGATGCTTCATTAATTGACGAGCAACAAAAATAGGAGCCATAACACGGCACTTCATAAAACAATGAGCAAAAGGTGACCAGTGATTATGCTTGGCAAGATACTGGATTAGCTTAGCGTCCTTGTCTTCAAAGTTAGTAACTCTTTTACCAAATGATACACGGGCTGCGTCTGCAACAGCTGCATCACTACCCATGTGTTCTATGTATTCTACAAACATCTAAGCCTCCTTTATAACTAGGGGGCTATTGCTAGCCCCCATAGTTTACTTCTTTTTCTTGTCCCGTTGCTCACTAATATCCAATATAAAGTAACCCTCTGAACCTTTTTCAGCCCATTCTTTGGTTACATACATAGATATAATCTGTTCATCATCTTCCCATAGCTTGCCATTCATAACATCAAAGACAGCCTTTGTGTAGTTATCAATATCTGCTCTTGGGTATTTCTTTTCTGTTGACTTAGGGCGCTTAACAAACAACTCTAAAGAGACAGCAAGCGGAGAAGTAATCAGTTCTCTTTCTGTTCCGATTACTGAGTATACTAACTCCGATGCTTTCTCTCTAAAGTCTTTGTAAGCCCCTGTGTAGTAAGCTCCCCACTTACCTACGCGGGGTCTAGAAGCAGCAACGGGAGATATATCAAATCTCCATTGCATGCTATCTCCTTTTTAGAACGGCAGTTCTTCGTCTTCGGTTTCTTCGACAGCAACTGCTACGGGTTCTGCTGCCTTGGGAGCAGAGAAACCGCCAGTAACGGTAGAGAAACCTGAAGAGCCTGACGATGAGGCATTACCTTCGCCACGCTCTACAATCTGAACACCATTGAGATAGAAGCTAAGTGACTTGTCTCTTGCAACAATAGCAGGAGCAAGCTTAAGACGAACCTTGTCACCACCAAAGGCAACAACATCCGTTTCCTGTGCATTAGAGTCAACACACGGGAACTTACCGGCTTCAATATGAATCCGGCTCTTAACCTTGAGGAACTTAGTACCTTCCTTCTCGTAGATTCCGTTGATCTTCTTAGCACCAGACTTCTTCAGGATATCCTGAAGCTTAGTCTCAAGTTTCTTGTCAAGAACAACAGTGATGTTGTGGTTGGCAGAAGCTTCACCAAACGCCGTATCCGGCTTGAGAAGGTTAGACCACTTGCACTCAAGGGTTTCTGTTACAAACTGGGGAAGCTTCTTGAGTTTAGCTGTTGGATTCATTAGTTGGGTTCTCCTTAGTAATAGCAGTGTTAATGTTAGCAATCTGATTATTAATATCAACAGTTAGTTGATTAAGAGCTGTAGCAACAAGGTTGAGATAAGCAACAACGCTGTCTGCAGCGATTGATGGCTTAGTTGTTGGCATTGGCTCAGTCATAGTAGTTTCATTTTCCATTATTGATTCCTCCTTTCTTACTGACCTTATCAGTAGCCCCACCTATAGGGCTGGAATTACCAGTCATTGTAATATACAACGCCGTTCCCGTCAGTATCAAGAACTTCAACAGCAGTAATAAAGCTGTGCTGGCATATTGCTTTAATCAAATCAGGAACAAGATAGTCCTGACAGATATTAATAGTTTCATTAATATCGTAGTTATTATAGTGAGCTTCCAAAGTCCGTTCATTTCTCCAGACTCTGATTACTCGTCCGTTCTTCAGAGTCTTCTTAAACATAGACTCTTGGAACTTCTTTGGCTTGGGTTTAAGACCCATCATGCTGAATGTTTCAAATATCATAGAGGCATTAACTCCAAATAAGGATGACCATTAATAACAACACCACAAGAAATAACAGGCTTCTTAATATAGTTAGCACCGTACTGCATGGACATATGGTGGCGGTCTACACCGCACCCTACATCCATTCCAAAGTATGCCGTGTTCGGGCCTACGATCCAATGGATACCCGCCACAGAGTGGTGGTGGCCCATTACCACGGAGGTTGACCGAGACTTGGCAGCGTTAAACGCAGGGTAAGCTGAGCTTGCCCCAGTACCGTGGGTATAGAACACATTGTCAATAACAAAACCTGAATCCCACACCCATTGATTAGTACCATACAGTTCATTCCACGGCTTAAGGTAGAATGCTGGGATACCAACATCTGCATTTAGTCTGGCTACACGGTCATCGTGGTTGCCAATACAAATCTGCATCTTTGGGAAAGCCTTCTTCCATTCTTGGATATGGGCAAAGGCTTGTTGGTACTCAGCCACAGCACCCGTGTTGTCGGGATGCTTCTTATGGAACGACACTGTGTGATGGTCAATGACATCACCAATATGAATGATTGTATCACAGCGATGCTTCTTCTTAATTTCTTTAACAAAGTCTAGATATCCGGGGTGAACAGCAGGAAAGTGTGTATCACCGATTACGAGAACTCTTGACATTCAATCTCCTTTTCCAATCGTCACGCCAATGTTGAGCGAGCGACATGCCTAGTTCAGGAATAATAGCATGTACATCTATATCGCCTTTGATATGTGCTTCCTGATAGGTATTGAATTTCCGATCTTGATTGTAGCGATACTCTTTAACAGGCTTGTGCTTCTTAAAGATTTTCTTCTTCGGAGTCATTAGTGTTTCCTTTCTCTACAAGCAGCGTGAGCATGAAGTCTTTTTGTTGTGGATAGCCACGCTTTATCCACTCATTGTACGCAATGCTTAGAAAGATACCGCTTAGCAACTCATTAGGAAACATAAGAGACAACTCTTTCTTTCCTTTTTGAGTAGCCAGTCTGCAGAACAACTCAACAGCTGCTTCAATATCCCCTTCACATTTTATTTCAATAGGCTCAATCTTTTTCTTCCTAGCCATTGGCCTCCTTATTGGAATAGATAGTCAGCCTCACGGACAACTTCTATATCTAGGTTGTTAGTAACTGGACAATCAGGAAGTTCAATAGACAACTGTGTTTCAATCTCAGTCTTAAGGTTTAGCAACAGGTTGTCTTTGTGCATCTCAATAAACTGTTCTTTAGTAAACTCACGCATGAGTCCTACATAAGGAGCAAGACAACCATAGGAGTCATGTATCATTGAGAACTGGTAAATACCAGAATCAAGCATGGCATCTATGGTACACCACATATGACTAGCATCCAACGAGTGAATGTAGTTGGGAGAAATGGCAAGATTAACTGAGCTGTTATCAATGGTGTCTTTATTAGGAGCACCAAAGTGAAGCTCTTTCATATTAAACAACTTGGCAATTGACCGTCTAGTTAGAATCTCATAGTACTGATGAACAACCCTGAAACCACACGGGGTAGTCCATTCCATATTCTTACCAAGCTCTGAACATATATCTGCCACATTCTTTAACCAGATTTTGCCTTTGTTAGCTTCGACAAGTGTATCTTTCAAAGCCTTGTCGATAAAGGTAGCAAGTTCCATAACAGCACCGGCCATCTTATCCTTTGGAACCCAATCAAGGTGTCCCTCAGTCTTACAGTAACGGCGAATACCATAGAAGGTAACGCCGTAGGGGTCTGTCATAACAGCTCGTTTAGGAACCGCTCTGGAGATTTTACCACCCCAGTGATCAAGGAATGTCGCTGCCCATTGTTTAGAGTCGGGGTCAGCATTTTCATCTTCCAAGACTTCTTGCATGTTGCTTGTCATAAGATCTGCAACATAACCGTAACAGTCATTAGGAGAATCAACGGGGGTAATGTTAACCATTTCAGCAAGCACAGGATCTTTCATAAGAGCTGCCCAGTGCTGAATACCATTACATGTACCATCCATTTGTACAGGAACCTGAGTCATACCGTCAGTACGACACAGATCAAAGATAGCTGCAAGTCTCTGAAATGTAGGATTCTTTTTCTTCTTATCTGAAACCCACAAACTACGAGTTACATAAGGATCTTCATTGATAGCGTGAAACATATTCATATTATCATCAACCCATTTAACTCGGTTATCAAAGGTATCTTTGTCTTGGTCAAACAAGTTAGCAATATGAACCTTAAGCCAATACAAACCAGTCTTAGTTTGTTTCTCTGGACTAGCAAACATAATCAACGCACGATCAAAGTCACTTGCTTGTGGCGACAGTAGGTCACACGCTGCATTAGCTCGGCCTCTAAAGTCACAAGTAAAGATATGATAGAAGAACTTATGCTTAATTAGATCCCTAGAAAGTTGTAGCCTGACAAGCATTCTACCCCTTGCTCGTTCTTCTTTGTACCAATTACTATAGGATTCTTCTTTCCTGTTGCACCACTTTGCCTGCTCTTCTTTAGATCCTTCATGTGGATATGGTTCTCCAAAGTCAAAGGCTGAGAAGTCATAGGCTGGGAGATTACCCTGCCTAGTATTATTCTCAAACAGGTTTGTCATAACCTCTAGAACACGGGAGTTAACAGCCCACTCTGTGTTCATCATAGCGTTCAAACCACGGATAACCATAGGGGAAGGAATAGAATTCTTTTGACTCACATTTTCATCCCACATAATATCCTTGAAGCGTTGAACAACAGGCTTACGAATAAAAGGAAGCATGTTACCACCGCTAGTTGTTTCAGTATGCTCTACTGGGGGAACAATCATGGGGCGGTAAAGCATTGCTGCTTTTGCTACCATATCTTTGTGCCGTTGATTAAGCTCTTCAAGAATGTTGTCAGTAAATCCAACAAGCACCCGTTCAATCCAACGCTTACCAGTAAACTTACGATAGTTCTTAATCATAACGATATCAGACATCTCTGCAATGCGAAGCATATGATGTCCGAAATCTTCACGCTGCTTCCTAGTAAACTGCTTCTTAGTAAGCGTGTTCATCTTCAAAGCAAAAGCCTTACACCGTTTAACAGTCCAATTCTTTTGGTAGTGAGATTGCTTTAGCCAGTCTTCTTTAAACTGTTTCTTAGCTTGTTGATAGGAAACAATATCAATTACCATGTCAGAAATAACATGGCTAATATGTTGAGCAGTTGGCATGGGGAATAGATCACCCTCATGTTTCTTTTCCCAGAAGGAAGAGTTAAACCACTCAAGTATAAGAGCACGGATGGTAATGTCTGCCATCTTAGCAGCACCCACAGCAAACAAAGGATAAGCCCATTCAGGAGTCTTACGGTTCTGAGATACAGAATCAATCCACTGTTGATAAATAGGTGTCAAGTGAATGACACAAACATCAAGCAAGGATTGCTCGGGATATCCTTCATCTGGAGCACGGGCATATTCTTCCCAGTACTTGTTCTCAGAAACAGCAAGCATATGTTCTTCTGACACAACCTGAAGATTGCGTCGTTTGTCTTGCTCTTCTTTACTAAGAGAATCCCAAAGCTTAGGCATATGCCCCCCCTTTATTTGTCAAGCTTCTTTATTTTTTTGTATGTAACATAAATGTAACTAATAACACCAACATTTGCTAGTAACAAAATAACTATAGAGGTTTGAAGAAAAGTTACTTCATCCATTAGTTTTTTCCTTTCCTTTTGGTTAAACATCCCCAGCTGGACTTGAACCATTGTTTGGTTTGGATCAGATCAGACCGTGCAGCGGAATATCTGATCGTTGAGGAGTGCATTCGCCAGCATCGATCTGGCCGTTGCAGAGATCATTGTAGTCCTCTGCCGAAACGAAACGAATCATTGCACCCCCCGGCCCCGGGTCATCGAAGTCGGGAATGGATTCCCAAGTCTCACCATCGCTGAACACCACGATGGGAACGATTTTCTTTTGTTCAGTTTTCATTGTACCTCTACCCCGTCTACATAGACGGGAAGATCCATGCAATCACGGTTCCGCTTGATCTTCTTGTTCTTGATGCTATCAATTCCCTTAGAGAACTTCTCAATTGATGACATGGATTTTAAAACAAACTCAAGGCTAACATAGTTGTCGCCTTGCATCCCTTGCTCAGTGTAATCGATTTTGTTTGCTACCCAAGCCAAGGATGGGAAGCAAGTCTTAAACTGCTCACGGAAGTCCTTGAGCCACAGGCTGTCGGTGTAGATCAGGCCGTGCTTGTCTGTGTTCCAGCCCTTCTTTGTGAAGTAGGCGTTGACATAGACTGGTAGATAGAGGCTGAAGTCATAGAGATGAGTACTCAACTCGCCCACCTCCAAAACGATCTTGGTGATGGGGACAGATCGAGTATCAACTGACCACAGCCCTTTCCCATTAGTTGAGCAGGACATAGTGGTTTTAGGTGTCAGGGTAATAATAGTGTTTTCATCTAATTTCATTTTAATTTTCCTTAATTAAAAGCTTCAGCAAACCGAACAGCCTTAATAACATCGTCTGCGGTAGTGCCAACAATGTTGTTAAAGTTTCTGTTCTCCTTTGAAGGGATACGACCACGGCTAGGAATACGATGCTGCATCCAGTTAGTAGCAGCGTTTACAGCAACCCACATACTAGCTGGAGCGTTGATACGCTTGCGTTCAGTATCAAAGATATCAGCCCACTTAGCCATAGTAGTCTGAGCCTTGATGCGGTTATCATAATCCTCTTCAGTCTTAGGATTAGCAACCACAGGTTCTTCAATAAGACCATACAGATCAAGCCAGAACCGCTGAACATCCTGCACACTCATAGTGCGGTTACTGAGGGCATTGACTTGCTCTTCAAAGAGCTTACCAGTATTTTTATACTGCGCCAAAGCATTTTCCATAGCCTTCTTCTTTGCCTTCATATCGCCGCTGTGAACAACACGATACATCTTCTTACCGTCCCGATGCAAAGCCATGCTCACGGTATTGTTGCACACAATTTA